AGCAACCTGATCTCTGGTGTACGTGTTCTGAAGATTGAACATACTCACAACAACATTTTGACTTGGCAGCGAGGAAATCGTACTTGTTTTTCTAGAAAATTGAATTGCCGAGCCAGTGGCGAACACATAAGAAGCGTCTGAACTCTTCCAATATGGTGTGAAAGAAAAATCTGTTGAACCAGATAGGAAGGCATTTAGTTCTGAGTTCGCTGTTGGATCGAGAACCACAGAAGCCGAGTAATATCCGGTCAGTGGAACATAACCAATTAAGACAGACGAACCACTGAACTGCTGGGTAAACGTTGAGAGCGATCTGGTCAAATGGTTTATGGATGCAGAATGAGTTGTGCTATAACTACTCGTCCAGTAACTCACCCATTTACTTCCAACAAGTTCCAACAACAAACAATTACTTCCCGAAACTTCATTTCCAGCAAGAACGAAGTTTTGGAAAATTCCATTTGGAGAGTTGTAAAGAAAGATGTTGTTTGGGATAGAACCAAACAACGCTTTTGAATTGTCATCTTGAAGAACGTCATCGTATTTTACGATAAGTCTTGGTTGAAGATCAGGGTTTGCTTGTTTTGATCCAAATCGCTTCACAAAGCGTGTTTGGTTGTCAGTTTCTTCAAGATTTGAAAAGGAAATTCTCCAGCCGTGATCAGGAAGAAGACCAACAATCGTTCCTGAAACCAATGAAGTGACTTCAACAAAAAGGTCTTCATCTCCACGGGCAAAAGCAAAACTTGCTGTGGTCGATTGCACACCGACACCGAGATTACCGGAAGTGATCAAATCAATATTGTTAGAACCGAGCAAACCCTTGGCATTTGCGCCAGCTTCATTCCAGAGGGAAGTACCATTGTTTATTGAGGCTGTCAACCAATTCACAGCATCTTTATCTCTAAATGAGATAACGTCTCTTCCTCGTCCTTCATCCCAGGATTTTGAAACTGGAATTACTTCGAGTGTAAAGTTTGATGGAGTAGTCTGTCCTCCATACACATCTTTCATGTGCAGATATGCCTTGAATGAATTATCTCCAACGTTCAGAATACTACTTGTAAGTGCAACAATTGGTGATAAATCAAACTTCAACAAACCTCTTGTAAGTTCGATCTCATCATCGATTACAGTAGATCCGCTCAGGATCTTGGTTTCGCCATATAGTTTATAAAGGTCAATTGTTCCTGCTTGACCAGTATTTGCATTGAATGACCTACTTCCTGCAATGTATTTTGAGGTGATGTAGGCATCTTTTGAACATGATAAAATTCTGTACATATCAAACAGCCGTTCCCTGTAGATCAAAATTCTTATACTTTACTTCAAAGATGGATCCCGGAGGTCCAATAACAATTCCCTTTGAAGTGTTTGCTTCAACGTTGAACTGAACATTTGAATATGTTCTTTGTCCAACACTTGTGTTTATGTTTTTGACATTGATTGTGTCAACTGAAATAACACCAGGATTGTTGAAGATGATGTTGTGAAGATCAGAAAGAACGAGCGGTTGATCAATATCAAAGTTCTTTTGTTGAAAGAATGCTGACAGTTTTTTGACTACGTTTTGAACAACAATCTGTTTGTTTTCTCTAGGATCCACAACAATACTGAAATCTACTCCAATGTTTATAATTTGAGCATCGAGAATGTCAATTGCATCTGAGATTATTCGATAAGTGGAAAGAAAGGTTCGAATATTCTTTTTCAAGGCATCCGGTGAGATTGTTAATTGTCCATTCGAATCTCTAGAAACAACAAACAGTTGCGATGCCATTGGATTGTCAGGATTGTTTCTAATGGAAGCTCGGAAAACTCGACCGAAATTGGAAGGCATTGTATAAAGCCTTGCCAGCAAGTCGGGCTTTGAAACAATTCTTCCTTGAGAAGCTTTCACGGAAGGTGCTCGAAGTTTCAAATCATCAATCGACGGAGCATCCTCACCTCCTCCAGCCTTTTCATCATTTGAAGCATCAAGCGATGATCTTACAAACTGTGCTGTGGCAGGATCAGGCGAGCCTGGAAAGGTAATTCTTGTTTGAACAACGCCAGAAATGCTCTTTCGTGGAATGTTGTGATTTAGACCGCCACCATGACGATATGTGACTGTAACCGTAGTGTTTGGTGCCAAAATACCAAGTGTTGTAGTTTTCAAAAGATTTCCAGGATTGATGGAGAACCTTGAAAACGTTCTCTTTCCATAGAGAGGCACGGCAAACTCACTCGGATCCGGAATGATATCATCATTCAAAGTCTCAGCAGAACCACCGCCAAAAGTAAGTGTTGTAAGTCTGGTTTGAAGATTCATCTTTGAAATAAATCTATAAGGCGCAGGAATTGGAATTAGATTGTCTGGCACATCTGCAAAGTCACTTGCAATGTTCGTCACAGCTTTGTACACTGTATCTTCATTGAGAGCATCAACTTCATAATATACGTTTCCAAGACTATCTGTAACTGAGATTATTTCAGTTACATTTTCTTTGGAAAGTGTAAAGGTTTTGAATGGTTCAAAACTTCCAACAGAAAAACTATCTGAAGCTCTTTGTCCAGAAATACAAATCTCTTTGCGTTTCAAAAAGAAGGTTGTTGGAATATTTGAACTGTTCAATTGTCCGATTGAGACTTCTGCCAACAGAACACCATTGGGGTTTGTTTCTCTGAAATCAATATCTTCAACAAGTTCGAACTCTACTCCATTATTTGAACGAATCACAGTTCCGGCTCTGAGGATTGGAAGAGCAGCAGGATTTGGTCTTGGATTTGGATCTGAGATTGCTGGTACTTCAATAAAGAATGTTGCATTGAGAACTGCTGGAGATGCCCCAACTATTTTCACTCCATCCTTTTCAAGCAGACGTTGAATGTTTCTGTTTTCTACAGCACTATCTGTAAATGTTTCTTGGTATTGGTGGTCAAGATAGAAAGAAGAAACGTCCCCAACGTAAGATGCAAAATCAAGAAGCATTCCTCCGAATGAAGCTTCAGAGAAATCTCTGTTTGCATCATTGTAATAGGTTCGCGCATAATCCAAAAGATCACGTTTGAAACCATCAAAATCTTTGTTTAGATACTTTCTTTCTTTGATCCTTTTGAGGATATCTTTCTTGCTGTTATCTGCCATAATCAACCACCAACATAAATAACCACTTCAGCAACCGCTTCCGAAATGGCAGCTTGTGGCACTGAATAAATAAGAATGATTTTCACCTTTGCTATTCTTCCATCAACATCTGTTCTATCAATTTTACTTTCATAGAACAATGGAGTGACGAATGGCATCCATTTTGTTATGGCTGAGTTGATACGAACGATTGCCTGATTGTCAAAATCTTCTTTATTGAGAAATTCAAAACACAAAGGTCTTAGATTTGCCCCAAAATTGTATAGCTCTACGCGCTCACCCCAATTGGTCATAACCAAGTTTTTCAAATTGTCAGCAACTTGATCACCGAGAAGATAATTCATCTCAAAGAAACTTCTTCCGGAATAATCCAGTCGAACTGGAGTTTTTACTCCAATTGGTATTTCTAGTGTTCGTCTTGATAGACTTTCATTTCTATTTGAATACTCAACTCCAACATCTTTGAAACTCATTCTTGACATGATCAAACCTCGCTAATCGTTGGAACAGAATTTCCAGCGGTTCTTCTTATTTCTTCACGCAGCTCAGCAATTCTGTTTTCAACATAATCTACAACAAACTGATAAATCACTTCACCACGTTCTTTTGCATCAATCTCTAAAATCTCTGTGGCAATCCGTTCTGCTCTTCTCCTGATCTCCTCAGCAGATTGGTTTGTTGAAGAGTTTCCAGATTTGGATTTTTCAATAGCTCTTTCTCTTGTTTTTTCAGAAGCTTTTTTCAAACCCTCTGTCAATGTCTTTTTTGTTGCTTCTGCCATTTATCATTCTCCAAAGATGCGTTTTGAACGTGCTTCGTCAATCTTGTTTTTCGTTTTTGTATTTCCGTCACTTACATGTTGGTCCGTACTTGGTTTTTGCTGACTGTTTGCCGTTCTGACATTTGTCAAACCAGCACTGATAATGCTTGCTGCTGCTGTGGCGCCACTATCTGGTCCATATGGAGTACATGTACTTGCTTGCAAAGCCAATCCTACTTGTTGAAGCAAATTGGCAACTTGATCCCTCACAGCTTCAATCTCTTTTCTCATGTCAGATCGTAGATTTTCGATTGTTTCTGCAATGCTTTCACCAGCTTCTTTTACTTTTGTGTATTTCAGATAAGGTTCTGGACCTGCTTCAACAGAATCCAAATCGGGTTCTTGGGAACCATCAGTCGCTCTTCCAAGGAAAATTTGAGCTCCATTTATTTGAATGCGTCCATCTTTGGTAATCAAAATATTCGCTATGGTATTTTTATCACCTTCTTTGACAATAAG